GTCTGTCATTAAACAGTGGCATCCGTGGGTCGTTTTCGCGCATAAAGTTGCTGTCCACACTCTTCATCCAATCGTTGGCTTGCTTCAGGTAATGGGTATTACGCTGATCAACCATCTCAACGGGAGCGCGGCACAACATTAATCCACCAATCTCAATATTGCCGGTTTGAGGTCCGGTTGCGAGCAGGGCTCGGGTTACCTCGGGATAGTCTTCCCACTTGCATGGTTCAAATCCATCCTGATGACGGCTGGCTACATTCCTTGCGTCGGACTGCCCCAGTACTGCGGTGCGTACCCAACGATGTCTCCAACCATCCCGCGGGAGAGGATCAGGCAATGAGCTTGGCGGCTTCCATTGCTTCGGACGTTCCGTGGTTTCACGGGTCTGTGCTTCTCTGGATTCGCGGCTCATAACTTTCCTTCCATGCGTAGTTTTGCCAATTCCATGGCGTATTTTTCAAGCGGAACTCCAAGCCTCTTGGCCGTATTAGCTTCTGAGGTTGTCAGCTTCAGTTTTTTAGGTGGCGAGCTGCGCGTTGCCGGGGCAACCACCGAAGCAGGAGGCTTTGCTTTTTCCTCTGGCGGCTCCCGATCGCCAAAGTACTCAGGGAATTTCTCCCTTACGCGAGAATTAATCTTCTCGTAATACTCATCCGTCAATGCGTAATGTTCGCCATTTTCCCGAGTAAGCTTTTTATGCAGGCCCATGGCAAAAAACGTCATCTCATCATCTACCCCAGGCTCGCCTGATTGACCAAACCACTTATTATTGGCCTTCCAGGTTTCTGCTTTGCGGTCTTGATAAGTATTCTGCTGAACATTATAAGCAGGGTTTTGTTGCTGTGGCAACTCGGGCGCTGGTTCGGGCGCAGCGGGTTTGAAGTTTTTAACCCGATCGGCCTTTAACATCGCCACATTTAATGCTTTCTGGGCTGCCAATATCCTGTCAGATTCTTGGCTATCCAACGCTTCTTTATAACTACGCTCTGCCTCAGCTACCTCTTTATCTGTGGCAAATTGCATCGTCTTTATTAACGTGCTTTCACCCGTAGTTAGTTTCTCTTTCAGCTTTGCATTTTCTTCAGCAATTTGTTTTGCATAGGCAATAGCTGCCTCACGCTCACGCTGCGCCTCTTCCTTGGCTCTGCGCTCATCGTGATACCCATGCTTCAAATGCTGAATGCGTTTCTTTACATTATCTGAATACTGTTTGATTTCATCATCAGGTATCTCAGATGGATCACCCTTTAATGGCGTCGCATTCCTATCCGCCTCGGGGCGATCGTCAACAATCTCGATCTCTGCCTCACCCTCGACTTCAAATTCAATCTTCTCTTCACTCATAACTTCCCCTTTATGCGCGGCTATAGCCACGAGGATCTTGAACCACACCCTCTATGGTGTCGTCGTTGATCAAACGAAACTCCCGTCCGTGAATCTTGAACCGGGTTCCTGAATAAGCACGCACTAAAACAAAATCGCCTTCCTTGCACCATGGTCCCGTTGGGAACTTTGCCGCATCCTTATAGCAATCCGGTCCCATCTTCAGTACAAACAAAACAACCGTGCTGAACTCTTCAATTTTTGCAAGCGAATCAGGCTTGAATAAACCATTGGCAAACTTATCCTCTACCTCTGGTAAGGCGCATAACATCCGATAACCCGTGGGCTCTGGGAGTTGCGTTGCTTCCTGCTGAGAATCCTCAGTAATATCACTCATCGTATTCCTTCATTCGATTGGCAAGGTCTTCGTTGATGCGCCTTGCGACCAAAAGACCTTGAATCTGGCCGCAGACGAATTTGTACTCCTCAAAACTCTTCATGCTCCCTTGCGAGAGTTGTCCTTCTAAATACCTAATCTGCTTATCAATCTCTAGCTCTACAGCTTCGGCGTAATTCATTTACCCATCCTTGCTAAAGACTGATCGCGCTGAATATCCGCCGCCTTATCAATCATCTTGGCCGCTATATTCTGCTCAGCTATCTGGTTCATGCTCTGAATCCGTTGCTGCTCAAGCATCACCTTGTCCTGCTGAGCCTGTGCTTTCAACATAATGTCAGCCTGATCCTTCTGAGCCTCACGCTGCTCCTTCTGCTGCTTAAGCGCCAACTCTGCCTGTTGCATCTGGACCAAAGGATCTTGTGCTTGCTGTTGAGCCTGCTGTTGTTGAGCCTCTGCCATGTGCTGCTGTAGTAACTGCTGGGCACCTCGCGCTGCAAGCCTTGAGATTTCAACCTCAAAGTCTTCAGGCAACGGCTGATCTGGTGGTGGCAATGGCACACCAAGCTGCTGCTCGATCTGCTTACGGTACAAGAACGCCATGTGCTCATTGATATGGGCCATGGCCGCAGCCATCATCACACCGCCCTGGGGATTTTGCTGCACTTGCTGTCTCAACATCGGATCTTGGATAGCCGCCGTATGGACCGCCAAATGAGCCTCATGATCTTGGTAGATAAAGGCTTTCACTGGCTGCATCGTCAGTATGGCCATGTTCTCCGATACCGGATCACGAGGTTGCTCTGCCTTGGCTGCTGGGATCAGCTTATCAATGTTCTTGATACCCAAGACTTCCAACATGCGCTTATGTAACTCTGGCATGTCATAGATCTGTGGAGCCTGTGCTGCCAACTGTAGTACTGCTTGATACTGCGTAACCCGCTGTGCAAGGGTTGTTGCATTAGGATCAGATACTGGTATGACATCAACCAAGTCATAGTCAGCTTGTTTGACCAGCCTTCCGCCAGGCGCATCTACATCGTAGCTATATTCTGTAGGTGCATAGTCTCTAATAATAGAAGCAAGAAGCTTAAACTCCTGACGCATGGAGTAATGAAGCCTTGCCTGCACCGCAGACATGACCTTGAGGGTTCTCTCCAATACGGCAAGCGTCGTACCAACCGGTGTATTCGCGGACAAGTCCGAAATCTGCATATCAGCCGTTGCAGCAAACCGACGGCCTTCCTGAACTATCGTCTGTAGCAACTGGTAAAGAACCTGACTTGGCTCTTTGTAAGGTAGCGGAAGGATGTTGTCCCTAATAGAACCTGATGGCACATCCACATCCCTGAACTCACCCGGCGCGATCGGTGTGTCATCACCCTTCACTCGCAGGCCACGGGACTTCAATCCACCCGGAAGGTTCGATAACGTACCCGCATCTACCAACTGACGAATCAAAGACGTGCCAGACTTGGCAAACGCACCTACCAAGTGGATCAATCCAAAGCCATAGAACCCAAATCCCGGAATGTACGGGTAATGGACAAAGTGCATCCGCTTGAGCTTTAACGGATCCTCTTCATACCAGTTCCTACGAATGGCTAGGATCTTGTTCGTGCTTTCATCAATCGTCACCACATAAGGCAGTGCAATTTCCGTGGGGCCGTTCTTGTCAGTATCCTCAAATCCTGGAAGATCTAGCTCTACGTGCATCTCAAGAATGCGATACCTGTCATCCATCGTGGCTGACATACCTTCTTCTTCAGCCTTACGCTTTTCTACCTCACTTAATACCGTGGACGGCTCGCCTAAATCCACATCGCGCCAGAATCCTGCGTGCTGAAGCTTCCTCACTTCATTTTGTGTCTTGCGCATGATGTGCGTAATCCTTGGCGCCGACCTTAAATCACTCGCACCAAAGGGAACCACAATATCCTCTGCCGGAATAAACATAGATACCGGCCGGCCAAGCGAAGGATCGTAGTAAACCTTCTTAAATGCCGACCCAGCCAAGGCCAAGGACCAAAGCATCTTCTCGTGCTCAGGTCTGTACTCAGGCATCTCTTCCGTTAAACGGTAGTTCATGTCATCTTTGACACGCTCTGCCGCATCCTCTTTCTCTTTGGTAAGCGATCCAACAATCTGCGTCTTTACCGGCCCCGAAGCAGGGAAAGTCTCCATGATGGATTCAGCTTGGAACCGTACAGCAGCCTCTGACAGTAGTGGATAAAACACACCGCACGCCCCGGGCCATGGTTCTGTACGCTCTTCGTACTTCAAACCAAGAAGCTTCAATCCATCAGCGTAGGTATCTACCCATTCCTTGCGGGATGACTTGTCTGTCTCATAGTCTTGGATCAGATCACTAGCAATAGAAGCCAGATCCCGGTCATCCATGTACTCAGCAAGGTTGGCATCAAAATCTTCTGGGCTTTCACGCTCTGCCTCAAAGACAATCTCTACGCCATCTGCTGATATGGCTAACGCATCTGGGTTCTCAATCTCAATTTCCACTTCCGTGGGCTCTTCCATGGCGGCATCAAGACCTAATGGCGCAGGATAAAGTGCAGGTTCCATCTTGGCTCCTAGTAATAAGCAACCTTGCGCCGGTATATCGGCTCGCGGTCTTCATCATCTGATTGCAGGCTTAAAAAACCGCCCGTCCTAAAGCGTAATAAGGCTTGGGTCATCGAGTCTACTAGGTCATCATGCTCGCCCGAAGGAAAAGCTGCGACTTCCTCAATCAACTCATCCGCAAACTTACGCTCCGGCACCCAGATCCGCCCCGAAGCAAACAGATCCGATACAGCATTGAGCCTCACGATCTTGTCGTTTCCTTTGGTAGGACTGTACTCGCTGACCGGTATACCCATCCTCCTGAGTTCAAAGACCAACGGGCTTCCTGCTGCCTTGGCTTCAACCAAAAATACATCCGGTTCCCACTCGCGGTAGGTTTCATAAGCCTTCTGCTTAAGTTCAGGGAATTCATATCGGTCCTTAAACGCATCCAGCAAGATGATATTCGTTTCTCCCTCCTCTGTCGTCCACACACCCCATGTAGTACAAGCAGAAAAGTCAGCCCTATTGTGCTTAAGAAACGCCGTGTCCCAACTCTGAATCACAAAATCACATGGCGGCGGCCTATCACCCTCCCAAACCTTCCACCACTCTCGCTTAACAATCGCACCTTCCTCAGCCGTCGGCTGTTGCTGGTACTGAGCATTCCATTTACCTACCGGCAACTCCTCTTTAAGCGCCAGTAATTCCTCTAACTTCCAAAACTCAGGCCAAACAGGTTTACCTGACGGCATAATCGCAGGTAATTCAATCACCTCCCAATCATCGCCACCTCTTGTTTGGCTTGCTTTAATAACTTGGCCCGTAAGGTCTCTCAACGACCACCTAGTCATTACAATAATTATAGCGCCCCCAGGTTGTAATCGCTGCCGCGGCCCTGACGTATACCATTCATATACTGAATCAAATATATCTGGTTTATGAGCCGCTAATTTTGCTTCTTGTTCTGAATGCGGATCATCAATAATTAATAAATCAGCGCCTTTACCCGTTACAGAACCACCAACACCGATGGAAAAATACTCACCACCCTTATTAGTAGCCCATCGTCCAGCCGATTTATTATCTGCTTTGAGTTTTACATCAGTAAATACTTGATTATATTCTTCGGAATCAATTAAGTTTCTAACTTTACGTCCAAAACCAACGGCTAATTCAGCAGTATGTGAGGTCTGTATTATCTTTTTATTCGGATTCTTACCCAAAAACCAAGCAGGTAATAAATAACTTGCAAACTCAGACTTGGTATGTCGAGGTGCCATATTAATAATAAGACGTTTATTATGTCCATTAACAACATTTTCAAACGCCTTAGCCACTACCTCATGATGTTTACCAGGAATAAACCCCGGCCACATGCGTTTTACAAACCCCATGAAGTCATTTTGAGCATGGGACTTTGCATCTTCCCTCTCTAACTCCTCTATCTCCTGAAGCAGTATCCGCTGCTCATCCTCAGTAAGTAGATGAAGCTTCCCAGCAGCTGCTTTGGCTAACTGCCTAATGTCCATCTTTCTTCCTAACCACCCGAACACTCCTAGGCTTACCAGGCGTCTTCTTCAAATACCCCTGCTTACACAGACTCTTCACCAGCCTATGCACATTACTCTTACTATCCTGTAGCAACACAAACCGTATGTCGTCATACGAAGGACCAAAGTGGTACAACTCCCACCAAGTCTTCACAGCCAGCAGGACTTTTGCCTCTGCCTGTGTCATATCAAACCTACCAAGATAAAACCAACACCCCACATCATCAAAACACCAGCAAAGTAATTCTGCGATGAATGCGATCTAGCCGGCGGCCCGTTCTCTGCCACCTTGTACCCAGCATACAGAAGCACAAGACCAACCACGATCTTCACTTCAACTCCCTAATCAACCCAGCACACACCTTCGCCCCAGGGTCCTTGGTATTCCTACCCCAGTCCTCACAAACCAAAGCACACCTCTCCCTCTCATGTATCTGTACTAACCTCATAAAAGACAACAAATCCCCAGTAGTACCTATCCACCCACCATCCCCAACCTTCATACCAGCACTACTGGCCATCTTCACCAGATTCATTCAACCTCCTCTGCACCTCTTCCCTAGCTTCCTCCCTAGGCTGCCACTCTATCTTCGGCACCTCCCCCATCGTCTCCGCATACCACCTCTTCGGATCCTCCCATATCGGCCTCTCCTTTTTTTTCCTACCCCCCGTATGGGAACCCACTCCCTCTTCCATGGGGGCCTCTTCTGAGGTAATTCCGCCCATGGACGGAATTGTAGACTTTAGTAGGGGGTGGGGGTCTTCTTCTGGGGCATCCAAAGAATGATCGGATGGTTCGTGTGGAGGTAAATTTTTTGAAGATGATTCGTGTGGATTATTGGACCTTGGCCCGCCCCCGAGCACCCCGCCACTTTGTGCCCCCTCCCCTGGGGTGGGGCCCGCCTCGCCCGCCTGCGTGTTGGCCGGTGGGTGAGCGTCCACGTCGATGACAAGCCGCTGTAGCTTGGCCGCTAGCTTTGCCTTGGTATCCGATGCCGACCTATGCTCGACCACTGACCGGGTTTCAAATGCGCCCACGTCCGCCAGCTTGCCGAGTAGCTCGAGCGCACGCAGTCTGTCGGCCGGCCGCTGAGCCGTTCGCGCCTCATGCTGGAGAGAGTCGACGACAAAGTTTCTTATGTCGAGGGGGTTTTGCGAATATCTCAACCTCTCCACCGCCCTTTGCTGCTCGATGGCTGATTTAATCTTAGGCTGAGCGGCTATATGGCACGCTGTTACCCCTACTGAGCGGCTATCCGCCTGAGCGTCATATGCCTCGAGGTATGCATCCCGCTTGCTTGCGCCGCTTGCCATTGCCCTGACAAATTGCCTTTGCTTAGGTGTAAGGTCGATTTCAGGCATCAATACCTTGTCTGCTGGTATCCCTCTTCCCATTGCCCTTACTGCTGCCGCTGGTAGCTCAGGCGCCTCACTTGCCATGCTTTGCCCTTCCTTTGCCGTGTGAACGTTATGCGAACGCATTATGACCGTTTATCTGCTGCAGTCAACCGCATGTCAGCTAGAACCTGCCATTAGTCCATTTATACCCCTTAGCCTATTGCATACAATACATGACGAGCCTATGATGTATTGCATTGACTAACTACACCCTGGAGCTTTCAACCATGACGCACAAATACACTTTTCACTACGACCCGGGCCACGGATGGCTTGAGGTTCCCTTGTCCATGCTTCGCGCCTTGAACATCGAAGACAAAATTACCCCCTATAGTTACATGAAAGGAAAAACCGCTTTCCTTGAAGAAGACTGCGACTTATCGACTTTCCTTCAAGCCTATCGCCTGCGCTTTGGGCATGACCCGAACATGGCCGAATTACATACAGAAGATTCGCCTATCCGGGGTTTTCAATCCTATCGCCAACCCTGAGAGCTTAGCCCATCGCCTCGCGTGCGGGGCTTTGGGGTGCGCTTTTGCACCGCAACCAAGAGAACCAATATGAAAAAACTGATTAACCGCTTAGCCCTTAGGCTTGCACCCTTTACTGTGCGCGTGCTTAGCTCAGACCGCACTTATACCCACCGCGCCCACACTTTCGCCGATGCACTCGCATGGGCCGCGTGCTATCCCGCACACTGGGGCCGCGTAGTAATCACCGGCCGGTTCGGTCGCGCAATTGCAGAACGGGGGCAAGCATGAGCAAACCTTACACCGCACGCACATGGCCCGAACGCCTGGCCATCATGAAAGACTTAGAAGCTTGCAATTCAATGATGCACCAGGGCCACGTTGGGAACGGCTTTGTTGCTGCCATTGGCCGCGATAGTTTCGCCGTGACCGATCAGGCCATGCGAGCCCATGGCTTTGAATGCGCCGAGCTTTACAACTTCCCCCTAGGCACTGATAAACCGGCCGAGCACCTACGCCACGACTCTCGCGGCTTTCCTTCTTGCTGCTGGCTTTTGGCTTGGTTCGAACCGATCGGGGGGCAAGCATGATGCTACTGAGCAAAACCTACGAAATAATCACGCCCGAATCCGCCGAGGATGGCGTAGTTGATCAATCGGGCTTTGAATTCGAGCGTGAGCCGTTCAGCTTTAGCGAATTAGTCCAGGCGCTGGAGGATTACTCGCACGTGAGCGATTCAACTTTTGGCGACCACACATGGGCCATATCAGAGCCGGAGATCAACTACCGAACCGGCGCCGAGACGGTTTACAGCTTGCATTTCGTTGGGCCAGAATCAAAGCGTAAGTATTGGCTGAGAGCATTACGTAATCGCTTTCGCCCGAAAGTAGAGCCACGCAACCGCGGCCAGATGGCCCTTGATGGGCTCTAATCATGCGCCCAATCCCTTTGTGGCAATACAACCCGACCACTGGCTACTGGAAACTGGCTCGCATGTGCGACCCGGCCACGGCTCACCAATGGCTGGCAATCTATCAGCGCGACCATGGCGCCAACTTCATCGAACTTACTCACATCAAACCAAAGAGAGCACCGAAATGAACGATTACATCGCACAAGGATTTAAGAACCGCCGCGACTATCTCGAAGCACTGGCCGAGGAATACGACCGCGACAAGGTTTTTATGCTGGCCGCCATGCTTGGCCCTTCCGAGGACTTTGACGGGCTAGTGACCGCCCTCGAAGATGATATGGATTACTGAGGATGCAACCTCGGGCACTTTGCGAAGTGTCCAGGGGTGCAGCTTCGCACCGATCAACCAAGAGAACCAAACCATGGAACAACGCAAGCAACAAATAATCGACAGCCTTTATCGCTGGATAAAACAGCGCCCAGGCTTGGAGTTTTGCAATTACGGGAGCGTGCCCGCTTATCGCTCAGAAATGCGCGACATAACCAAAGACCTACACCACGCCCGCGAGATGCTGGCTTATGTCAGCCGCCGCCCAAGCATTACGGCCGATGATTTACTGACCGCCGCCCGTGACTCTTACAGCGGCCGCCTAACCATACGCGAAGGCTTAGAACGCGCCGAGGTCGAATACTGCACCGGCCAATACTGGCCCACTGAATACCGCCGCGCTACTTGTGCCGTGCTTGCCTCGGCTATCTGGTATCGACTCCGCGACGATGCACAAGGCGACGACAAAGCCGAAGCCGTACGAAAAGCCGCACGCCGTGAGCTTCCCCGATCAGTGGCGGCCCGGTGGTTTCGATGAACACTCGCCCTTTTTTCACCTTCGCCCCCATGGGGCAATTCGACCGGGAATTTTTCCGACTGGTCGACGATTACCGCGCACGCAACCCGCGCGGACTCAGCGGCACGATCGCCGAGAAAGGCAGCTTTCAGGTTTTCACGCCGCCCAAAACGACTCACCCGCTGCTATTTGCCGCTCAGATGGTTAGCCGTAGGGATTACCGCATCTCCGACCCCTACGGGCCCGCTGGCATGGTCGAATGTGAAGGCAGCTTGCTGTTCTATGGGCTTGCGATACACTCGCCCGGATGAACCCTTACATCGAGATGAACGAAGGCATGGCCGAGATTCTCTCGGCTTTGCCCGATCAATTCGAGCACCCAGGAACTGCCGCCGCCGCACTGGCCGCGGCTTTTGTCGTGCACTGCCGCGCCTGGGGCATACCCGACGAGACGGCACAAACGCTTATCACCGCCGCCCTAGCCGATTACACAATCACGAAGCATTGAACGCACCGCACCGAGACCCGATCTCATATGCAAATCATTAGCATCGTCGCCAAGGGTCGGACTGATACACCACGGCAAACCCGAAGCCTTCGCAACCCGCTGACCCGTACCGCTCGCATCATGATCGGCAACGATACGCCCGCCCGTAATGCGTGCCACATGCCCCAGATTGCCCGCACTGAAGCACACCACCACGCGCACATCAGAAAACCGCAGCGCCGCTTGCACGCTCAGCCCGGTCGCGTAGCCTTCGACTAGCCACGGCTCCCGACCCCGACCGAGCACGAACACCGCGCCTTTCGCACGCGTGCCTGGTATGAAGCGCTTTTCACCACTGACTTGGATTCTCTGGGCGCCCACCACCCGCTGCGTATTCACATCCCTCATGGGTACGATCAGCTCTTCACCAACGACTAGCCCCTTTGCATCTGGGAATCCCTTGGCTTTCAGATAGGGATGCTGCGCCATGGTTGCCTTGTTGATCAGCTCCTGCGCTTGCTTGGCCGCCCGTGCGTGCTTGATACGCTCTTCACTATCGTCAAAGTATTTGATGAACTGACTTACCTTCTCACCATACCGGGCGAACGATTCCATGGTGGCCCAGTTCTTCACCACTCCTGAGTTGCCATCAAAGATGTAAGCACCATTCCTCTTGCGTGGCTTATCTACCGTGGGTACTCGGTGCCACCTGCCATCAGGTATGGCATGGTTGATGATCAGTCCATGGGCCTGTGCATGTGCAACAAAACTCATGCGTTCTTCTCCTCAAGGAACTTGTCTATAGCGTTTATAAGCTCCGCCCTGTCAGTGTATTTCTCGTAGAAATCTTCTGCTTCATTTAGCGTCAACCCAACCCACTCACGCTTTGGTGGTGTGGTGTAGAGGGGTTGAAGTCCACGCAAGCCTTCTGCGCCGTCAAGCGTGTCGATATATCTCCAGTGGACTTCGCGGTTAAACCAAGTGCCAGAACGAAAACGCCACGCCACCGGCTCTTGTTCTGTGTCCAGTGCTTGGCGTAGGGCGGCGATGGATTCAGTTGTATTGCGCTTTGCCTGCTCCAGTGCAGACTCAGGCCAAACCCACTTCCCGTAATTTGCCCAGCCCTCCAGCGTGTGCAGCGCCATCTGCATAGCTTCTTTGCTCATGTGTTCTTCTCCTTCAAGGCTTGCTCAATTGCTCGGGCAAACTTTTCTTCCGGACCCCAACAACTGTTAAACCCAATCTCCCGATCAATAATTTCTGACACCTCCTCATCCGTCAGCCCAACCCATTCACGTTTTGGAATTACTTTTTCGTGGTATGTCTGATCGTTCATTACTGCCATAGCAAGTGACTCG